GACCGTGCCGCCAGCAGGGTTTCCTGCGCCGGTAACGGTGTAATTTGTGGTGATTGTCTGGACGGTTTCGACCCCTGCGGATGACCGTAAAATCACCCTTAGATGGGCGTTTTCCAGAAAATAGAAGGGTACGGCAAACGCGGTAGTGGAACCGTTGCCCGAATAGGAAACACGCGATACTGCGCTTGCTACTGTCATTTTTAATACCTCGGTAATCCAAACAATATGGCGGCTGGGCTTTGCGTTCTCCCTTCATCCAATGCCGATATTCCGTCCAAAACTCGGTTTAGCTGGGTTGCAGGGAAGTGTAACCAAATTCCAGCGGAAGTGACGATTCTCTTTCGTAGGGCATCGTCCATTTCGCCTTGAGAAACCTGGGTCGCCAGCTTGGTCATTTCGGCAAAAAACCGCACACCAGCAGGGCCAGAATAGTCAAATCTTGGGTCAAGCATTGAGGAAAGCTCACGCACGCCCACGAACATGCCCATCAAATAGCCTGCCTGTTCGCGCATAGCCCCCATCATCAATTCCTCGGCAGTTTTGTCCTCGCATCCACCAGAAATGACGCAGAATGCTTCTCTCATGGCATAGCCAAGAACGGCAGGAATATGCCACAACAAGACCAAATCTACCGCCAGACGGCCAATGTCGAATGGGTTTTTGTAATTGGTCTTGCCAAACGCTTCCTGTGACCGTTGCAAGGTAGTATTGAAGTAGGAATAAAACACTGTCCAAATCTTCATCAGGCCAGTGCCGCGCTCAATTTTGGCCAGGTCTTTAATCATGCCCGATGCCTGAGAATCAATAACGGCTTGGTCCGCCAGCGCGATGGCTTTCTTCTCATCCGCGCCTTGGGCCAATGCTTTTTCGTATGCACCAAACCATGTCGGCACATCAACGGTTTTCTGCATCTGAGCGATGAAATAGAAAAATGAATCTTCAATCGCGCCGTAGCCTTCCTTGAAAATCGGGAATCGGCCTTGGCGTTTCAGCTTGTTGCGGATTTCGTTGATTTCACGGTTTTGCGTCAGATAGCGCGTGCGCATGAACGAAGATTTTTCGTAAATAATCTTGGTGCTGCTTTGCAGCTGAATGGCGTTTGACCCCCATCTTTTAATCCCCTTGGCCACCCATTTCGGGCCAATGCGGACCATCGACTGCGTTAAGCCAAGAACCTGGATTGCTGCCGTGATAGCGTTCCATCCCATAAACGCAATGGAAGTACCCGCACGAAGATGACCCAATCCAGTTTCAAACGCATTTTGCGGAACAATGTCGCCAGCCGTTACATCGCGGATTGTGTCAAAAATCTCCCGCAAGACCTGATCGCCATAATAATCATTGATCGTGTCTTTTACGGTTGTTCCATTGACGCGATGCCCCATGATTTTGTTGAAATCAATCAAATATTCGCGCAATGCCAAATCGTGAATGACCTCAGCGGTATGCTCATAAATCGTTGAAAAATCTAGCTTAACAGCGCGATTCAGGTTTTCTAGCGTTTCTTTGGTAAATCCATTTTTGGTCATGCTGCGCACATACGCACCGGACCGCATCAAATCGGTTGTTTCTTCAATCGTCTGAAACTGCGCCTGCGCTGATTTTTGCGGATCGTATTTAATTGGGAAATAGCCGCCAGGCATTGTGCCAAACTTGGTTTCAAACGGTAACGCCTCACTCTTAGTTGGAGGAACGCCATACAGCTTTTCATATTGCGCCGAAACTTCTGGCCAGAATGATTCCATGTGCTTCCAGATAGACTGGACGAAATTCCAATCGCGTTCGTCTAGGCTGTCCAAAATGGCATCAATATCGGTCTGGCTAAAATCCCCACTGCCTATCAAACGCTGGCGATTTTCTGCGCGGCCCCAATTCAGTGCCACCATCAGGCGGCCCTGCAAACTCATGCTTCTGTTTAGGCCAGGAATAAACTTCTTGGCGTACATATCTGTGCCGCGATACACCCTAAACAGCTCAGAAAGTTTTTTGGTTTCTTCTGATTTTCTGGATGTTTCCCAATCCGCGCGCTCATTCAGCGGACGGACAAACAATTCCCACATGGTTCCGCCATCCTTCCAGCCATCCATTTGCCGGAAGATCGTCGAAAACTTGGTGTGAATCAGCATAAATCCCTTAGCCCAGCGGCCAAGGCGTTCGCTTGGTAATGCGGTTTCTAGCTTGCGCTGCTTGCCTTTTTTGGAATTTAGGCGGATTTGCTCGATAGCTTCGCCAGCAGCATCGTCTAGCTCGCGCTTTTCGGCCATCATCAGCAATTTGTTTTTCAAACGCGCCAGATGGGCAATGTTCTGCACGGATTCGTTAATCGCGTCCAGTTCGCTTACCGTAAGATCGCGGTAGTTGATTTGACGCGAATCATCCAATACGGACTGCGGAATGTTGACCGGCTCGCCTTCGGCTTCTTGCTTGCGGACAAATTCGTTCAACTTGCCGCGACGGTCCATTGCGCGCAGTGATACCCTGCGGAATTCGTAGCCTTCAAGAATCGCGTCGATTTGTTCCAGATAGGTCTTGCCAGCCTTACCAATGCGCTGGCGGGTCGCCTTCTTTTCAAATTGCGCCATGTTCTTGGCGATTTTGTCGGCATTGCCCCGCGCTTTTTTGGCTTCCAAATATAAAAAGTGATTAAGAATTTCGCGCTGCTTGGCTTCGGCGGCCTCGATATAGTCGCCCTTCGACATCGCATCAAACGCCTTACGCGCCTGCTTGCGCTGGGCATTCAGGTATTTCTGCGGTTCTAGGTCGCGGACCTTAGTTCTGGCAACGGTTTCTTTGGCTGCCCGACGGAATGCGGCCATCGGCGGAATCTTGGTGGCCTGGCGTGCCGCTCTACGCTGCTGCTGCGCCTTCTCACGCTCCGCTTGGACGAATGGGCGTATTTCCCGCTGTTTGCGGCGTAAAGCCCTCAGCTCGGATGCCAAGACCTTCTCGCGCTGCTCATTGTGCAATGCCGCAATCGCTTCGTCGGTAATCGTGCCGTCGGTCAGCATATCGCCATGACGCTCGCGCATGATCCGGTCAGCTTCGGCCTTAATGTATTCCTTGCGCGGGCGCATATTGACCAACGCTTCAATCAACTGCTCGCCATTGTTGTAGCCCAAAAGGCGTGCCGCAGCATCCATCGGCAGACCGCCTTCGACTCGATAAATCGTTCCGAAAGCACGCGGCAAGCGTTTCAAGTATTCCTTGCCATAGCGGGCCACCAATTCGTCGCGGTCCAGCTTGGTTTCGCCTTCGGTCAGCTCCTTGAATGCTTGGTAAATCGGCAGTGCATCGACTTCGGCAGCAACCTCTTTTTCGACGGCTTCCAGCTCGCGCTTCCACCAGGCTTTGCGTTCCCGCATCAGCTGGTCCAGCAGCTTTTGTTGCAACGCTTCCTTGCCGCTTTCGGTAGCTTGGACAACCGATGCTCGGTATGCCTCAAATTCGGCCTCAGTCATTCCGGCAGCAGTCGCGTCCACAAATAGCGGATCAAGTTGCATTTCCGATTTTGCGGTCAGGATTTCTTCTTCGGTGGCGTATATGCGGTCAAATACAGCACGGACTTCATCGGTCAGGTCAAACCCGATATAACGCTCTTTGATTGCCTTTTCTAACCCTTCTGGACGCAATGCGCGCGGCAGCTTTAGCAGAATTTTGTAGGCGTGCAGCATCCAGCTGCGGATGCGCTGGAACACCGGACGCAGCTCGACGCTCGGAGCCTTGCCTTCCATCAAATAGGCTTCGTTGGCGCGTGCAAACTTTTCGTGCATTTCGACAGCGCGGTTGTATTCAGCACTGCCCTTCTTTTTGCCGTCCAAGGTAATGTCGGCACGGGATTCTGCGCCCAAGAAATTCAAGATTTTGGCGTAGTCGTCTTTGAGCTGCTGGCTTGATTCCGCCATTTCGGCCAGATCGCCAACGACTTCAAGGTAGAAATGCCCCAATTCGTGAACAAATGTGGACAGGTCTGCGTTTTCAAACAGCTTCATGTTGAAGGTGCGTTTCTTGCCTGGAACACGCGGACCGAATTCGATTGC